TTAATTTTAAACAAGAATTAGATAGAATTCAAAATGAAGTTAATGATCTTGCAAATATAAATATACATGAAAGAATAGATTATGCTACTAATCAATTAGCAATTGTAACTCCAGTAGATACAGGTGAAGCTAGGCGCGGTTGGAAAAATGAAAAAATAACATTTTCTAAAAATAGCGCTTTAAGCGGCATAATTAAAAATGATGTAGATTACATAGAACAATTAAACAAAGGAAGTAGTAAACAAGCTCCTAAATATTTTATAGAGCAAGTTTTATCTACTATTGGAATACTAACCCCAAACTAATACTAAAAAGCCCCTGATGGCCTCTAAATATTTAGAGTATGCTGTTAGGGGCTTTTTTATTAAACTTGGAGGATAATATGGCAGTAAGCATTCGCGTCAATGCAGACACAAGATCTGCTAGACAAGACTTATCAAAATTAGAAAATTCTGTACGTAGTATAGAAACAACAGGAAAAAAAGTTTCAAGATCTTTAACTAGATTAGCTACTGGTATTGCAACAGCCTTTGCAGGAACAGTTACAATTAGATCTATTAATACTGCAACAGATGGTCTTATTGGCTTAGAAAATAGAATTGCTCTTGTTACTGGCAGAACAGAACAACTAGGAAAATCTTTAGATAATCTATATAAAATTGCTAGAAACAGTAGATCTTCTATAGATAATGCCGGAGAAACATTTAATAGATTTGGTATTGCATTAAGGGATGCTGAGGTTGCTGTTGCAGACATTGAAAAAGCTACAGATTCAGTCCAAAAGGCAGTTGCATTATCTGGAGGTAATGCTGCTAGTGCTAGTGCCGCTATTTTCCAACTTGGTCAAGGTTTAGCTTCTGGTACACTTAGAGGTCAAGAACTTAACTCTGTTTTAGAACAAGCACCTCGTATTGCATTAGCAATTGCAGATAATATGAATGTTGCAGTTGGAGAACTAAGAGCATTAGCTGCAGAGGGTAAAGTTACTACTGACGTAGTATTTAATGCTTTGTTAGACCAATCTGAAAAACTTAATTCTGAATTTGGATTATTAGAACAAACTTCTGCGCAATCTTTTATCGTATTTAATGATTCTTTAAAAAGAGTAACAGGAAATATAAGTAGAACTATTGGTATTACTTCTATTTTTACTAACTCTTTTAATAAATTAACAGATGCAATTATAAATAGTGGTGGTGCATTTGAATTAGGAATTTATTCTTCAATTGCTAATTTTAGAGATAGATTATTAAATTTACAAATAATTTTTGGAGGTATTGCAAACGTAGCTACAGCTTTTACAGGACGAGTTGCAAATGCTATTAGAGCATTAATTGCACCTGCTAGAGATGCTGCTGACAAAATTTATGTTTCTTTTATTAGTCCTCTTCTTGGAGTAGAAAGACAATATCGAATATTAGGTTTAAATATAAAATCTGTATTTGATAACTTTGCTCAAATAGGTTCTAGAGGCGCAGTAAGAAGATTATTTGTTGCAACTTCTGCTGAAGAAGCAAGAGAAGCTTTAGATGATTTAGCTGATGCCATTGATATGGCAGGTAGGCGATGGTACAACTTTGGTGCTCAATTAAAAAATGTATTTAATCCTTTAGCTATTGGCACCGAAAAAGTTCTAATAAACTTAGGAATAATTGATCAAAGATTATTAAGATTTAGATCTACTTCTATGGAAGATTTTAATTTTATTTTAGAACTTACCTCTGATCTTTTAAAAGAAGTTTATGAAAATATTTTAACTCTTAAAGTTATTCGAGTTGCTGCATTAGCTTTTATTAAATTTAGGCAGTTAGTTGTACAAACACTTAATGCAACAATATCTGATATTAAGAAATTATATAAAACATTAAAAAATATTACCGATAAATTTCTTGACAGCTTATTTGAAAGAACTAATGCTAAAAAACCTCAAAGTGAAATCACTAATTCTTTAAACAAATTAAAAGACAATATTGCAATAATTTACAGAAATATAAAAAAGACAACTGATAAATTCTTTAATAGTCTTTTCGATAAAGCAGAAACAAATCAAAATAAAACTGAAAAATTAATTGTTAATTCTTTAAATTCAATTAAAAATGCTTTTGCAGATGTGTATGATAAAGTAATAGGTAATTCTTGGTGGACTGACACTATGGAAGAAACCTATTATCTATCTGAAAAATATTTAGGTATTACTGAAAATAGAATTTTAGGATTTAGAGACACTATTGTTAAAGCTTATGAAAATCTTTATGATAAAGTTTCTGCAATTAGTTCTAAACTTTTTAGTGATTTTTCTATTAATAAAGACATTAAAATAAATATTGATGTTAAAAAAGAAGCTGAAACTGCTCTTCAAGATCCTTTTAACTATATTAAAACTAAAATAAAAGAAATATTTGTTGCTATTGGTAAACCTATTTCTGCGGCTTTTTCTGATTTATATAAACAATTAGGAGACGTAGCGCCATTTTTAACTGGCATTATTGCAGCTATCTTTGGTACTAAATTAGTAGGATTACTTAGCACTAGTTTAGCTGCTTCATTTAGTTCTTTAATTAGAGGTGGTGTTTTAGCAGCTATTGGTATTACTCTTGTTGACGCATTTGGAGATGCTTTACTTGATTCTGGTTTTCTTGTTGATTTTGCTAAAGGTTTAGGTAGTGCGGCTGGTACTTTTGTTGATTTAATTATTTCAAATATACCTCAAATTATTTCAGCATTTACACAAGTTGTATCAGGATTTGGTCAAGGTATTGCAGATTCATTAACTGGAATTCCAGGATTAATAGCACAATTAATAACTTCACTTCCCCTTGGAAAAATTGCTTTTGGTGCAATTTCTGCTGCTCTTGTTTCTTATTTTACTGGTTTTGGACCAACAAAATTAGTAGATGGTTTTATTAAAGATCGCCAAAAATCTTTTGATAAATCAGCTAAAGCTATGACTAAAGCTGCTAAAAAATCTGGTCAAAACTTATTATCTGCTGCTCCTCAAATTTCTTTTATAGAATCTGTTTTAATAGGCAGAGGAGGAGGAAGAAGAACTTTAGGTAAATTAGCAGGTATTATTGGCATTGCCGACATAGCACTTACTAGTCTTTTTGGTGACACTAGAATGACTGATGCTATTTTAGCAGGTGGAATTATTGCTGAATTAATGTTTGGAGGAAAAGGTGTAACCTTTATTACTGGTAAAATCGCTTCAGCGTTTTTTAGTATAAACAGTTACTTTACAAATTTTACTAAAATTGCTAAAACTCAAAGTCTTTCTACTAGCATTCTTGATTTAGGTAGAGACATTCAAGTAGGTTTTAGAAATTCAATGTACAAAGCAGGAGTTTTTGTAAGTAAATTATTTTATAATTCTAATTTACAAGCTACTTCTTTTGCAACCACTTCTAAAATTTCTGCAGCTACTTCTAGTGCAGCATATTCAGCTGCAGCTGTTAAATCTCAAACAGCTTGGAGTAAAGCTTTTAGATTTATGAACCGAAGAACTATTGCATTTGGAGTTGCTACTACAGCGGCTCTTGCAATGTTTACCGGAACAGCTGACGCAGCAGCGGCAGGAATTGAAGAAACTACTCAAAGTTTATTTAGTAAAATTGCAACTTTTGCTACAAATGTTATTTTAGGTCCAATTGGAATTATTGGTAGTATCTTTTTAGGTACTAAAAAAGGCGCTGCAGTTGGTAGTTTTATATTAGGAATATTTAACTCTTTAGCTGGTAAAATTGGAGGATTAGTTTTAAGAGTTGCTACTAAAATTCCTTTTGTTAAAAACGGATTAATTGGATTAGCCTTTTTAGGAAAAGGTAGTATTGCTGCAGGTATTGGGGTGGGCTTAAAAGTTGCAGGAGCAGCTTTATTAAGTTTTATAGCAACTACTACTGCTGTTGTTACTGGTGCTGCTGCTGTTGCAGGTCTTGTAGGTGTTGCTTTATTTGGTGAAGGTGATACTATTGGAGAAAAATTTAAAAATGCTACTAATTCAGTATTAAAGTTTTTTGGGTATGCCTCTATAGAAGCAAGTAAGCTTAAAAAGTCTTTAGATAAAACTCTTGGTGGTTTTGATAAAATTGGCGACATTGATGTTAATTTTAAAGGAACTATTGGTGGATTTAATTTTGAAAATGTTAGCGAAAAGAATGCTAAAAGACTTGAAAAAGTTGCTTTAAAAACTAATCGTATTCTTACTAGTGCTCAAGCAACTTTTGAAAGAGAAGGTAAAGTAGGAGCAGCAGAAACTCGTAGAGTTAAACGTGCTGTTGATCTTGCTCGAAAAGAAATTGTTGACGCAAATACTGATCCTCAAGCAGGAGAAGCAGGTTCTCTTGGAGAATCTTCTAGTGCAGGAGATAGGTTGCTTGTTCAAGGTATTTTAAATTTTAATAAACTTTTAACAAATCAAAACGTTTCGCTTGATAATCCTCTTGCTGTTTTTAAATCTGCACAAAAAGAACTCGCCCTTTCTTTAAACATAGATAAAGAATTGGTTACTAACGAAGTTGTAGATTTATTTGAAATATTAGCTAACGCTGCTACTGTTACTCCTTCTGCAACTTTTCTTGCATTAAATGACCTTATTGAAAATGATGCAATTAAAAAGGCATTAAGTGCTTCTGAAGTCGGTAAAGAACTTTTAGAAATTTTTGATAATTTAGCTAATTTATCTACTGGTTTAAAAGCTCAAAATATTTCTGATGAAAATTTTAAAAGTGTTTTAGACGGTATTGCTAAGTTTCAAGCAGAACTATTTGATGCTGAAAAAAATACTCTTAAAGTAATAAGAGATAGAGATTATGGAGGCGGTTCTACAAGCTCTGCAAGAGATTTAATAGCTATTTTAGAACAAGCAAATCAAGAATCAAGTGATGAAGTTCAACGTCAAATTAGATCTGTTGCAGAATCTAACTTTTTAGACGCTGCAAGTAAATTACAAGATATTTTAGGAGACGCATTTTCATTAGATAGTGCTGATGAAAATATTGTTAAAATTTTAGGTACTAAAACTTTAAATCAACTTACTGATGCTATTGAACAGCAATTAAATAATGTAGCAGAAGATTTTAAAAAACTTGATAAAGATAATTTAACTCCTACAGAAATTAGAAAAAAGGTAATAACTGATTTAGAAAGAGCTGCTTCTAACGTTGCTGAAGGAATTATGAAGCAAACAGGATTGTTTACTCCTTCAGGAAAAGTAACTACAGAGGCTCAAAATGCACTTGATAGTATAAATGAAAGACTTCAAGATCTTCAATTAGACGCTTTATTACTACGACCCACTAAAGTATTAAACAAAGACGTTTTAGATGTTTCAGGTAAACAAGAAAATACTGTAAATCAAAAAATTATTAATTCTTTAAATATTATAGATAGTTTAAATAAAGAAATAAATAACTCTAAAGATTTAAGTATTAAGAAACAAAATAAATTAATTACTGCTCGTGCAAAAGAACAATTATTACTTGATAATTTAATAAAAACAGAAAATGCTGCAGCTTTAGCTATTGTTAAACCTATTGAAGCATTAGAAGGCGCTTTAGACAAAGTAGATGATTCAATTTCATTTGATGAAGCATTAGGTATTGATAAAGAGTTAATTTCTCAATCTCTTGACTTATCTAAAAACTTAGATATCATTGCCCTCAAACTTCAAAAAATTAAATTATTAGGGGAATCAGGTGGATTCTCAGGGGCTGCTTTAGAATTTATTTTACAAGAACTTGAAAGAGATCAAATATTAACCCAAGCTGCTTTAGATAGAATTTTAGCAAATAAAAATGCGCCTGATACTACAGATACTACAGATGATACTAAAACATTAACAGTATTTGAACAATTTGTAGAAAATTTAAATAATTCTGGATTTTCTTTTGAATTAAGTCAAGCGGCTAAATTATCAAAAGAAGCTATTTTATCTCTTGAAGAACCATTAAAAAGAATTAAAATTGCTCAAGACAAAATAGTTAATTTAGGATTAACTGATGTTTCAGGTAGGCGTCAAGCTTTAAACGTTATTAAAGAAGAACGTGAGAAAATATTTGAAAGTTTAAATAACGGAACTTTAGAACAAAAAGCTATTGGATTTGCTGCAATAGGAATTGACCCTTCTTTAGTTGAAGAAAGAGAATTAGCTCAAAAAATTGCTTTAAATATTGTTAATCTTGAAGATAAATTAATTAACACTAGTAGTAAAAATCTTGCATTAAGAAAGTCAATTAATCTAGAGTTAGATCTTTCACGACAGCTTTTAGAAGAAATTACTACAAAAGCAGAAGCTGCTACAGATAGAATGAGAAGTGCTTTCGCTTCTAGTTTTAAAGAGTTGTTAAAAGGAGAAGCTACTGTACAACAATTCTTTGATAAATTTTTAGATTCTTTAAGTAATCAAATTATTGATACTGTAGTTGATTCTTTTACTCAAGCATTTTTCAAGGCTGCTAATTTAAACCAAATGTTTGATAAGATGTTTGCGGGGTTAGGTTTATTTGGTGCTCAAGTTGGCACTGGACAAGAAGATCCTACTCAAGCTAATGTTAGC